ACACGAAGTAACGAGCTTAGGCACGTTAGCTGAGGTGTTTAAATATGAGGTTAAAGCAACTACAAATGCTTTGACTGAAACAGGTACAAGTTCAGAGGATAATGGAACATTTTTAAACGCTCAATCTGTAGCGGTTACACTTCCTAAATTAGCCGCTGACTTACAGGCTCAAGTACAATTGATTTGCGCGGGTAGACCTTACGTTTTTGTAGAGGACTATAACGGTAACATTTTACTTTTAGGAGCTACAAACGGAACTATGTCAAGCTGTACAAAAGTAACCGGTGGAGCCGGAGGTGATTTAACCGGATTTACGTTGGCTATAACAGCGGAGGAAGGTAATTTATCTCCATTTTTAGATGCTACAACTAAAACCGCTTTATTCGCTTTAGTTAGTGATGTGGTAGTTTCATAAATTTTTGCATAAAATTTATAAAAAAGCTCCTTATTGGAGCTTTTTTTGTTACAAAAAACTATTTATTCGTTATATATATATGTGGATATTTAATTTAACAGCACCGTACCAATTCAAATGCATTCCGAGAGGATATAATAGTGGCGTAATTACGTTTTTTTTACGTGACGAGCTCAAAGATATCACTCACGAAATCGAGGTAACGGGTGTTTATTATCAAAATGGTGTATTAGTTTTAATTTTTGACGATTATATAATGAAGGAAGGGCAATCTTTTGAAATTGTAATCAACGAAAACGACGAATTAATATATAGAGGCAAGGCTTTTGCTACGGCTCAGACTGACTTAGAAAATTTTGAACTTAACAAAGGGGTTCTAAAAGTATAATTTTTATGGAAAAACTACAAATAATAAATTTATCGAACTATATAAGACCAGAAATTAAAGAAGTTTCTGGTAAAAAGTGGGTATTGAATGGTAAAAATAACGAATTTTATCAAACAATTATCGATGCTTATAATGGTTCGCCAACTAACTCGGCAATAATTGACTCGTATAGTCAGTTTATTTATGGTAAGGGTTTGACTTCAAAAGACAGAAATACAAAACCATCTGAATGGGCTGCAATAATTTCCTTAGTTTCTAAAAAAGATTTAAGAAAAATTTGTAAGGATTTCGAAATGTTTGGCGAGGCTGCGATTGAGGTTAAATATTTAAAAAATAAAGTACAGAAATGTTTCCATATTGCTAAACAAAAAGTTGCTCCAGAGGTTGCAAATGAGGATGGCGATATTGATGGATATTATTATAGTTATGATTTTTCAAATGTAAATAAATACAAGCCGGAGCGTTTTGATGCTTTTGGATTTGGAGAGGGAACTCAGGAACGCTCCGAAATTTATATAATTAAAGATTATCAGGTCGGGCAGTTTTATTATAGTAATCCTTCTTATGTTGCTGGTATTAGTTGGGCAAAAATGGAGGAGGAAATTAGTAACTACTCAATAAATCATATACAAAAGGGGTTGTCTTTCGGTCATATTATAAATATGAATAGCGGTATTCAAGAGAGTGCCGAAACAATCCAAGAGAACACACGACAAATTAGAAATCATTTGACGGGTTCACAAAATGCGGGTGCATTCTTTTTAAATTGGAATGATAACAAAGACAGCGAAATTACAATCTCGGCTTTGGAAGTTTCAAACGCTCACGAGCAATATGCTTATTTGAGTTTAGAAGCTAAAAACCAACTTTGTACCTCTCATAAACTTACAACTCCGATGTTAGTAGGTGTAAAAGATGCAACGGGTTTCAGTTCAAACGCTGACGAAATAAAAGTAGGCTTTGAGGAGTTAATGATAAACGTAATTAAACCAAAACAGGAAATAATTTTGGATGGTTTAATGGAAATCTTTGCAGTTAATGCTATCGCTTTGGATTTACAATTTGAAAGTTTAAGAGCTGAGGATGTAGCTGAGGGAATAGTTGGAACGGATGCAATTGCAAACGATGCAGCGGTTTCTTATAACGGTGCTCAAATTAGCTCTGCAATTGATATATTTGCAAAAGTAAAAGAGGGTATTTTAACAACGGAGCAAGCGATTGTTTTCTTAGTACAATTCCTAAATATTCCCGCATCGGTTGCTCAATCATTATTTAGTTCGCAAGCTGCTCCATTGACTCAATTAAGTACTCAGGTTTGCTGTTCAAAAGACGATAATAATCTTTTAGAAGTTGCTGATTTGCTTATTGAAATGGGAGAGGTTATTGATGAGGAAGAGTGGGAGGAAATTGATGCAATACCAGTCACTCCAGAATTAGAAATAAACGAAATAACTTTAAGTTTAGCGAAATCATTTTCAAGTTTTCCAAATGTAACAAGCGAACAGGATACATCTTTATTTAAAATCCGATACACTTACGAAGGAGCAAGCGGAGCTCAAAGAGACTTTTGCCAAAAGATGGTTTCTGCAGGTAGAACATATCGCAAAGAGGATATTGTTTTAGCTGGTAGTAAACAAGTCAATAAAGGATTTGGACCAAACGGAGCTGACGATTATTCAATCTGGCTTTATAAAGGTTCGGTTAATTGCAAACATTTTTGGATGCGTAAAATTTATTTAAGAAAAAACAATACTCAAATTTCAGTTAATGAAGCGAGAAAAATGATTTTAGACTTAGATCCAAAAGACAGACCGAAAGCAAAGTGGGAACAAAACGAGTCAGAGGTTGCACAAATAGCATCGGCAAGTAATAATTACTGGTCATTAAATCCAAATTACAGACAATAATGGCAACGACTATACTTTTAAAAGAAAACGAATTAACTAAAAATACCCTTTTGGGTGGGAATATTGATATTGATTTATACATTCCCTGTATTGCAGACGCTCAAAGAATTAGGCTTGAGGAAATATTAGGGGATACGTTATATAATAAGATTTGCGAGGATTTTGAAAACGATGACTTAGTAGGTGATTATTTAACATTGTACGAAGGGTATATAGTGCCGTTTTTAATTGCAGCCGCAGCGGTTGAGTATCTATTAATCGGAGCTTACAAAGTAAATAATAATGGTATCTTTAAAGCTCAACCCGAAAACTCGGTTTCCGTTGATAAAACAGAAGTAGATTATTTGGTTAATAATATGCGTTTAAAGTCTGAAATGTATCGTGATAGAATGTTTAGATGGTTGTATCAAAATCATTTGCCTGAGTACGTAAGTAGTTCGACAAATATCGTAAACCCGATGCGATCCAATTTAATATGTGGTAAATGGTGGCTCGATAAACCATACTAAAAATATGAGAAAAACAGACAAACGAACAGAGGAAAATATTTTAAAATTAAAAAAATTTGTAAATGGCATCGACATTAAACTTTACGACAAAAAGAGGGGACACATTCAAACAGACAGACTTCCAAATAAACATTAACGATGTACCGTTGGATTTAACCGATGGACTTGTTAAAATCCAATTACGCAAAGAGGCGGGAGGGATTGTCGCATTCACTCCAGAGCTAACTATATTCGATCCAACAAATGGGGAGTTTTGTATTAATGAGCAAATTATCGATATACAAGCGTGCATTTATAAATATGATATTCAAAGCTAACGAAGAGGTTAACACTTGGGTAAGCGGTTTATTCACAATTACAGACGATATAACACGATAATATGAGCGATAATGTAAATATTATAGTACAAGACACTATTAATGAAATCGTTGTTAATAGTGCCGTTATAGTTGAAACAATCGATATCAATGTACAAGTTGCAGTTGATGAGGTTAGTATTATAGCAAACCCAAACGAGTACATTATAAATGTAAATCGAATTATCGGGGAGCAAGTTCAAAGCGATTGGAACGAAACAGACGACCAAGCTCCGGACTATATTAAAAATAAACCTACAATACCAGCTGCTCAAGTTAATAGTGATTGGGATGCGACTTCGGGAGTTGCTGAAATTTTAAACAAGCCAATTATTCCGGCAGCAGTTACAAAAACGAGCGACTTAATCAACGATGGAGAGGATGGAGTAAATCCTTTTATCACGTTAGAAGATATTCCCGTAAGCGGTTTAACTTCTGTAGGTTTAACAATGCCTGTAGCTTTTAATGTAGCAAATAGCCCTTTAACTTCTGATGGTACTATTGCGGTAAGTGCTGCTGGTACTTCATCTCAATATATTAGAGGTGATGGACAATTGGCTACGCTACCAACAGGAGCAGGTGGAGGTTCAACGGTTGCATATTATTTAAACGGAAGTATTAATGCTTCGGTTGCAGGATATAAACAATTAAGTAATACTGCAACGATTGGAGGAGGAACTGATTTTACTTTGGTTGGGAATGGACTTATT